ATGAAAATAAAGTTTAGTAAAACATCAATAGAAGCGATTAAGGTTATAAAAAACAAAGATTTTTTTGTTTCTGATGCGATTACTACAGGATTGTATATTCGGGTACGACCGTCAGGACGCAAAACTTTTTACGCTATTTATAGATTAGCGAATCGTAGACGGCAAAAAATAAGTATGGGTGATTTCCCTATAATGTCGGTAGAAGAAGCTCGGGATAAAAGTCAGGAGTTGTTAAAATCTGCTGCGGAAGGTAACAATCCCATTACACAAAAAAGAGCAGAATCAGGCCCGGCATTATCAGCCACAATAAAAGATTTATATGAAAAATATATGGATGAGCATGCTATTCATAAAAAAGCTTCTTCGGTCAGAAATGATGTTGTTTATTGGAAAAAACATATCTTACCAAAGATAGGTAACAAATATGTTTGTGAAATCACTTGTGGTGATATTTCTAAAATTCACAAAGAAATAGCGAAAGAAGTTAATCTTAAAGGTCAATTTAAGACCGTAACGGCAAATAGAGTTTTAGAGGTACTTAAAAAAGCCTTTAATTTAGCAGAGGATTGGGAATGGCGACCGGAGGGTAGTAATCCTTGTCGTAAAACGAAAAAGTTCATAGAGAGACCTCGCCGGCGTTATTTAAGTGTACAAGAGTGTATATCTTTATATAAGGTATTGCAGAATTATTTACAAAATGAAAATTATCATGCCAGACAAACGGCTAATCTGGTTTTACTTCTATTATATACCGGTGCAAGACGAGGTGAGCTTTTGACTGCCAAATGGTCATATATTTTTCCAGAACGAGGAGTACTAGCTTTACCCGACAGCAAAGCAAACAGACCACAAGATATACAATTAAGTAACGAGGCAATGGGAGTATTGGAACAGATACGCACAGATCAACAGAAAAATGGAACCGTCGGAGAATACATCTTTGATGGTCATATCAAAGGTCAACATCTTAAAGACGAGGGTAGGCAGTGGGATAATATAAGGATACAGGCTGGTTTGGTTGATTTTAGAATGCACGATTTACGCCACAGTTTTGCTTCATTTATGGCTATGACGACTGGTTCGCAACTTATGATTAAGGAAGCTCTGCGACATTCAGATAGTAAAACATCTGAAAGATATACTCATTTATTCAATGATCCTTTGCGTTTAGCTGTTGGACAGACAACGGCAAAATTACATGAAGTTATGAGTGGCGGTAAAGTTATAGATTTTAATGATGTGAAGAAAAAACGAGAAGTTATCTAGTTTTTACAAATTGCTTGATAATTTATCTTATTTTTCGCACATTTTCCGAACAGTGTCGGTGCCGTTTCCTTAATGGACAGGCACTCCTCACCCGTCGGCTCCAAATACCAAAGGCATTCGTTACTTATCACCGTATTTTTGCATCCGGTCGGCAAGCTCGTCATCAGACATATTGTAAACATTCCGAACATTATCCAATACTTTCTTTGTCCGTTCTGCTTCTGCCTTAATAATTTCTGCTTTCTGTTCATTCTTTCCTGCCTTTTTTCCGATATGATAAATGAAAGCAAGGGCAATAATTATCCCCGCCAAATAATATAAAAAGGTTGTCATTTTTCCAGCTTTTCCTTATCCGTTTTTTTGAAAGCTGTGGAGAACAAATCAATAAAGCTGATAATTTTATCCAACACTTCATTGTCCTTGGTGTTTGGAGTTAATTTAACAACAACGGTACACACCGCCACAACCCCGCCATAAATGGCCAAACAATCGTCCCAATGTTCACTTATCCAACTTATAATTTCCTGCATTTTTTACTCCTTTCCATTCCTCATAATTTCGGCAAGGGCGTCTGCTCTGTCTCCGACCTGTTTTGCCCATAAAGAATCCAGCATTTGCGAAGCTGCAATTTCATAATCGCTGACGCTCATTGCCGCTAGCATTCGCTTAAACGTTTTCAATCTTGGCAAACCAAGATTAAAGCACATTTCCACGATTACGCCTTGGCGTGCTTTGTTCAATTTGCCAAACCAAGTAAAAGCTCTTATGCACTCACTTACCGAACGCCGTAAATCTTCGGATAATAAAAAAGAAGCTTCGCTTTCAGTTATCCCGTTATCTTCTAAATTCCTGCCGTAGCCGATAGTCAGCTTTCCTGCCGTACATCGGTAAGGTTTCCCGCTGTAACCCTCATTCTTTTTAATTCTGGTCATTAAATCATCTGTCATTTTTACAGCTCTCCTTTCTTCCTTCGTCATTGCGAGGAGCTTCAGCGACGCGGCAATCCATAGACCTTTCAATCTTTTTTGTTTCCGCTCTCACTCTCCTGATTTTCCAGTAAAGGTACACAAGTGTAAAACCGAAAATAATAAATGCCTGCACCTCTGGAATATGATTGCACAGCCACGCCATCACAACACTTATTCCCGTTGTTCCTACTGCTTCTTTATCCATTTTGCACCTCTTCCGGATACGGATAACGCTCTTTAATATTTGCGACTATTGCTTTACGTTCTTCTATTAAGGAAGCTATTTCTGCTTCAATCTCCTCTGTCGGCTCCTCATCTTTAAGTCTGTTGATATGGCAGGTGATAGGGTCAACTTCCTTTTCATAAGCCTTTTCTCTTTGTTCGGAGATATATTCTCTCGATGGTTGAGGAGCGTGATTCTTCAAGTAATAGAAACCATTATATGCCAACTCTATCTTGTCATCAGTAAATTCTTGAATATCTTCTGCCGAATATTCTGGACGTGTAATTACAGATTTAATTATTGTCTCTCGGTTTTTGCTTCCCCAAATTTGTTTGTTTTCTTTTAAAATTCCATAAAACATTTATATTGCTCCTTGTGCGTAAATAAATCTGAATAATGTTACATTTGTTGAACTACCTGAGTATCTGACAGTTATTTCGTCATTCTTTTTGCATGGTACAGATAAAATAGAGCCGAATGTTGCACTGGGGAGACTAGTTGCTAAAGGTGTTGCCGTGTAGCCTAGATTTGTATTGTTATTGAATGCCTGAATACCATCTGTTGAATTGTCTATTCCTATTATGAACCATCCGTTATTCGGTGCAGTATAGGAGGTTCCCGTAACATCTATAGTTAAATCTTCATAATAACTACCTGGCATTGCTAAATCAGCTATTGTATTTTTGCCTGTAGAAGTCAAGTTGTTTACATCGGTGTTAGCGTAATTGGATAAGGCACTTGATATTTTTGCTGATATAGCTTGTTTTAATTGTGTATTGTCATTTTCCGACGGATTTAATCCGGCGTCTGTGATGACATTGACAATCTCTCTTTGCGGATTTTCCAAAGCACCCGCAGGAATTATAGAACCTTCAATGCCGTTGGCAGGGTCCGCGTTAACATAAGAAGCTCCTTCTTCTTCATTTAAGGGTTGTATATATTTCATTATTTTGTTTCCTTTCTTTACACATAACGGAATTTGACTATGGTATGAGCCGGTTTTATACGTTTAAATAAGCATTCTAAATCTTGAGCATATGATATGTGACACAACGGTTCACCGCATACGGTAATTCCGGATCGGGCATAGGTGACTTTTATTCCGTGTACTAGCACAATCCAGTAAAAACGAGCAGAAATATTCCCGCCTAATTTCTCTCCGCAACGAGATATACCGCAAATTGATGGAGGAACTGTTTTTATAGATATTTCATATCCTAGAATTTTGGCCAGATTGATAAAATTCAGCTCTGTAGGGGAAAATTTACGGTTGATTTTCGCGATAACCTCAGCTCTACGCTCCCCGAATGTTGAACCTGCAGAGTGGTTTCCGTGTTCGCAAATTTCCGGAAGACCATAATCATATTCCCAATCCACGAGAGTTTCTTCACAGCTTTGCGGGAAGATTTCTCCGCCAGCTTTTTCAACTCGTTTATGAATATAAAAGAAAAAGGCCGCTGTTGCATCTGATAAGGCAGACATATTAGAGTCAGGCTCATGACTCCAAGCAGGACCTTTGGGCATAAGGTTTTGAAAAAGTTCTTTGTAGTCGTTTTGTTCCATAGACTTACTCCTGATATGTGATTGTACCAAGGACAGGAATATGTCCGATATCACACTCAATATCATTTGAGGGTGTAATCAAATCAAAATCTTCGTTGCCGGTAGCGTTGCTGATAGCGGCTCTTATTTTTGATAACCGAAGTATCGCTCCGGGTTCTACAAAACTTGATTGAATAAGTGTTTTTAAATTTGTTTCAACGGCTTCTCGGGCATCACTTGTATCAGGGCTTAAATTTGCAAAAACAAAATCAATAGTATCTGCTATGGGAGCGGCGACATAAACAATAGCTGTAACGGGGCGTAAAGAGCTGATATGTTCGGTTACGGTCGCTACATCGGCGGCGGCAGGTATGCCATTGTTATAGGTATTGTCCATCATAAAACGGATGGTTACAGTACCGATCCCCATTTCTGTAGGATAGCACCAAGCTCGTGTAACGCCTGATACTTCTTTCGTCCAGTTTTCATAATCTGTTTGAGATCCTCCGGAAGGTGGATTTTGGATATAGAATTTTAAGCGTTCTTTATATTCTTCAATTTTTTCTATATCAGCACCGCCAATTAAAGCGTTCTGTGATATTCCTTGATTGTTGACACCAGCTATCGGAGAGATAAAAGAAAAAATCGTACCTCTCGTAGTATTGCCGTCTATTCCGACATTCTCTGCTGTTACCGGTATCGTTACGATACCTTCAGCATTGACTATGGCATCCTCTGTTGATGTGTATAGGATATTATCGGAACGTTTGATAGTCGTACCCGCCGGAACTATGCTTCCAGGTATGGAATGTTCAAAGACTATACTTCCACTCGCTTTTTCTGCTTTTTTGCGAGGGAAGGACCTTGTTTGTCCATGCTTTAATAAGTATTCGTCATCAGCACTTGTAATGAATATTTGTTTTATTAAAAATTCAACTCTTCTTAAAATTTCATCGCCGATACCGGCCATAATTGCAGCATAGATATTTAAAACACGTCTTCGTAAATTTGCATCGGCTCCTTTAAGATAGGCGTTTATGTCTGAAATGGCGCGATTTCTCAATGTCTTAAGACTAGGTTTATTATAGTTTGACATAGCTTATTTCCCTACAAAAAAGACCATAAATCATTGAATTTCATTGTTTTAGTTCTTTCACCTTTTATTATAACAACCAAAGCATCAACACGATTTTGTCCGTTACGTTCAACGGTTACCGATATTTCCGTAGCTACATTATCCGTAATCATCCATTGCAGGGCTTGTTCTATATATTCCTTAGCTAAATAAATAGTTTCTGAAGTAATTTTTTTTCTTTTCAATAAGTAAAGTTTTGAGCCCGTATTATCTGTGCTGTCTTCGTCTATTTTATCTCCCCACCAACCGTAAAGGGGTGAATCTTCATCTATTTCTTCAACTTTGGCTCTTGCCCAAGTGAAAAGACTTATAATTACGGCAGTTTCAAGGTCATTGCCGAGTTGTAAATCCCCTTTATTGATGCCTATATCATATTCATAAAAATTATTGTTAAAATTTAATGATACATCAGTCATAATTTGTGCTCTACAAATTTAATACTCCCTACAGTAATGATACAAAACGGCGAATCACAGATTCAAAAAATTTTTTTATAATTGTTGATTGGGAATACTTGTCATACCATGTACGCCTTGATGAATATGGTTATTATATATATTCCTGATGGATTGCATTGTACCGAGATTATCGTTGATATTACCTTCAGCCGAGATATCTTGAGAAGCCGTAACCTTAGGAGTTTTGATGTTTACTCCGGTAGTGGCCTTGATGTTAAACTGCTTAGTATTATAGGTTATAGCTTGTGTAGCATTAACTTCCAAGTTAAGGGTTGAAACTTTAATTGTATGATTGCGAGCAAATTTCAGATAATCCCCCTCATCGGTGTAAAGGGCTACTTCACCGGATTGTAAGTCTTTTAAGCGAAATTTTCTATCGCCTACTGCGACAACAACTCCGTTGGACCTGTCCCCACCGCAGAATACTACCAAAGTTTCCAAGCCGGTCGGTGGATTAGAGGTGAAACCATATTCTTGATAATGTTCAATGCCGTCTTTTAATTCTCCTGCTAGCAAAGAAGCCTGAATCTTTTGAACCTTATTGTTATCGTATACTAATCTGATGACCCCACGTACGACCATATTACGGAGGCGAATAGTTAACGGTTTTAAAAATCTGTTTAATTGATCCGTTATATTCATTACACACCATCCTTCAATTCTTTCCAACACTGATATGTTTTGACAGCTTGATTCATGCTTGACAACATATATGCTTCCGGAGGGGATATTTGCAAATTAGTCGTGGTTTTGTTTCCAGTTAAAAATTTGACGGCAGATATGATAAGTTGTCCGCTTATATGAATAAAATCATCCTCTAATTCTATGTATGAATTCGGAGACCATATAGAACCATTTGCATTTTGCCAACCGGATACGACATATTCAAAGGATTTGCTCTTCCCTTGACGATTGGAACGTTCCCATTCAGCCCTGGTTTGTGCTACGCCATTATCCATAGCGGTTTCACCCGTTAAAATGAGGGGGCGATAACGTAACACATCATTATCTATAGCATGTCCTTCAACGATGGTTATATCCTCGCTGCCAAGTTCGTCCGTACCTGCCATTTGTGATTTTACATAATAGTCTCTAAATCGGTCCCGCGTGCTGTATGCTCCTCGTCCACTCAATACATTATTTTTGTTACTTTCGGCTTTATGTATCAGCTTGCCGACAGATAGACCTTTTCCAATAGATTGAATTACCAGATTGCCGTATCCATCATCCGTATAAATGAGACCGGTTTGTTTGCAAACCTTATCAATAATGCTTTGAGCTGTCTCGCCCGGTTCCACCTGAAAATCTGGGATAGATAATATTGGCTTTGAGGATGAGAAAATTAAATTTATATCAAAAGGCTTAATTACACTTCTGATAATTTCTTGTGGGGTTCCACCAATGATTTGGCCATTGTCTATGATTGCGGAACAATCAACCAAATCGCAAGTTTTTGAACGCCCGGAAAAAGTTACTTCATGTTTTGACGAAGTGTATGTGGGTGATATTTCGTCTAAATAACCTGTAATGACAGGGATTCCATCACTAATTATCTGACAAGGTGCGTCAAGAGGTATATTATTCTTAGAGCCTATGAATCTATCCGAAACAGTTAAATCAAATGAGGAAGCAATGCAATTCAAGCCGCGTAAAACACTTGCTGTTTTCCAGCCGGCATATATTTGTCCATTTATTTTTAATTCAATCATTCTGTCAGTACTTTCAATTCCTTGTTGGCAGGAATAAAAGCAGGGTATTGAATTTTATTTCTTTTACATATTTCATCCGCTCTGCTTAAATCTTGATACAAATCGTATGCTAATACTAACGAAGGGGTTTTATCGGTTAGTTTGACTTCCTTTATGTGAGGTAATCTAAGTATCATTTCTCTTATGTACTTAATAACGGTTTCTTTAATTTCCTTCAGATATTGTAAAATTTCATTGGAAGGTTCAATATCTTCAAACAATTCTATTTCTTCTACATCTGTAAGAAAACTCTCAAGTGTAGACTTGGCCTCATCCGCATTATTATAAACAATGTTCGGGATAGTTTCAGCTTCTTTTGTAATAGCTATTTGTTTTGTCATTTGTTCTAATTGTTGAGTACGATATTTTTCATCAACATCACTGTTGCTTATTTTTTCTGAAGCCTTAGTGTTTATATTCAGATTACGAATTGTTCTGAAAGCTTCAACTTGGTTGTCGACTAAAGATTGTATGACGGACATAACAGTATTGAGTTGTAGCACCAATTCAGATGGAGTGTTCAATAAATTATCGGCATTATTTTTTAGTTGATTAGCGAGGGATATGGTGTCCGTGATTTTGTTCATTATAGATACCGTATCCTGTTTTGATTTTGTATCGTAATCGAATCCCGTACTTATGTTATTCAGTATAGTTAAAAAATTGTCCGATATATTTTCTGTAAGTTTTGTTATTTCTTCTGCCCTTGCAGGTCGTGCAAAATTTTTTGAAAAATCTTTCATTGTGGCTGATAATAATTTTTCTGCGGAGCCAATAACAGAAGACGATAGGTCTGAAGATATAACGGGTACGGCTTTTTCTCCTGCTTCTATAAATACTAAGTCAAATACAGCCATGCCTCTTTGTTCAGAGTTTTCGTTAACACTGATACTATCACATCTTACTTCAATACTTCCGTAATCGGGATGAATAAGTGTCCCGATGCCACCATCTAAGCAGGCTTTGCGTAATTCATCACGTTTAACGCGATAATCTTCTCCTATGACGAAGGCTTTTATTGAATAGCTCTCTGATTTCTTTCCTAAGTCTTCCGCATAAGGTATATCCCGGTTTGGATATTCATGAATTTGTAAACGGCGACCGCTTGTCCAATTTCTGTTACCGCTGATTTTAAATTCAATGCCTCGAAATGATGCCGACCTATATTCCATTAAAAACTCCCCAAAGCATACCCGTATTCAACACCTAAATCAGTCTTGCCTTCGTGGCTGATTTTTTCTACACTTGCTTCTTTCGGCATATTTTCAAATTTTACAATCACCTCAGACTTAGACTTGTTTGCTTGCATATTGTAATTATAATATTGTTGCAAAGTTGATTGTGGTGCTTGTAAGGAGGCGTTATTGCCGGTATTCCACGGATTACGGTTTTCCCATTCATTATTTTCAATGTCTTCTGCGTTATCGTTTCCAAAATACAATTTGTTTTTAAGCCAATCGCCTGCTGACTTAAACTTATTGATTATTTCATCAAAAGATGATATTGAATTTAAAACAAAGTTTATTTTTGAAATAATAAAATCTATTGGAGCAGCGAAAGCTTTTTTAATATTTTCCCATATTTTAGACCACCTTATCTGGAGATTGGCTAAAACTTTACCGATAGCGATAAACGGAGAGGTAAATCCTTCGGCAAAGGATTTGATATATTCTTGAGATACTTTAAGTATAGATTTAATATTTATCCAAACGCTACTGAAAAATACCGATATTTTATCCCAATTCCTATAAATTAAATAGGCTGTTCCGGCAATGGCAGTTATAGCAGCGATAAACCAACCAACGGGGGTGGACATTAAGGTTATACCAAATTTAAGAATACTGGCGGACATTGCCTTTAAGGTTGCCAGTAGTTTTCCTTCGGCTATAACGCAAAATGATATCAGAGCTTTAGTGGCAACCAATGTTTGAATACCAAATATTTTTAAAGTGGTTATGACACCTTGTATAGCCGCAAAACTTTTAAAAGATGCAATGAACGTCGCGAAAACTTTTCCCAAGTTATAAATAGCCCCGATAGCTTTAAAGGCATTGCAAACAAAACCTGAACCTAATAGGATTCCAGCGAGCAAAACATACTTATTCATTCCTGCAATTATGTTTGTAACATTCAGAAATCCGGTGGCTAATGATGAGGCTATATTTAATATCGTTTCCGGATCTATTTTACTTATCAGCTCCGTAAATTGTTTTACAAAGGCATCAATTTTAGTGTTAATAAGTGCTTTGTTTGCTTTTATCCATTCCGTTATACGTTTGACCAAAGGTGTTACCACAGGCAGCAATTTTGACATTATAGTTGCAAATATGCTGTTAATGTGTGTTCGTAGCTGCACGATTTTATCGCCTAAGTCTTGAGCAGCTTTGACGGTTTCGTTACTCATTATCGAACCGGCTTCATTTGCTTCTTTTTTTAAATCTTCCAGGGATTCTTCTGATTGATTTGCTATATGAACCATTGCTTTTCCGGAATCTCCAAAGGCGAGTTGAGCGAGATATAGCTTTTTGGAGGGGTCTTCTAGTTTACGAATTGAGCGAATGATAATATTATATGCTTCTTCAGTACTTTTGGCGGATTGCATTTGCTTTAAAACTGCTGGTGCAAATTTTTCCAATGTTGCAAATAATTTTCCCGTGCCGCTTTTTAGAGCACCGTATTGTTTAGATAGGTTAGAGAGGGCAGAATTCATTTCTTCCGCCGAGCCGGCATTCATTTTAGATAAGTATTGTTGCTCTTGTAAAAATTTCGCATTTACACCCAATCTTTCGGAAAGATCTGCGATAGTGTTGGCATAATCTTTGGCATTTTTTATGCCGCCGGTAAAACTTTTTATTATTGCTCCGGAAGCGATGCCGAGTGGTGCAGCAATTTTAGCTAAGCTGTTAGTTAAATTATTAAGATGCTTACCTGTAGTAAAAAAAGCTCCCCTTAATTGTTTGAAAGAACCGGCGATTTTCTCTATACCTTTGGTTGCTTTATCTTCGGCTCGGATTTCTATGGTTGTTTTTGCTTTTTTAGCCATTTGTACTGCTTTCTTTGTTAAATCTGTTGCTTGTTTCTACCATTAATTCGTAAAGCCAATCTATGCGACTCAAAGTCATATTGAACAGTTCTGTCGGAGAGATATGATATACTTGGATTAAATCACCGATTCTTTCCCTATACCCAATCTCGCCGAATTTGATTATGCGAAAAAACCGGATATTGTATCCACTACTTTTTGAAAATCAGTAATACTTAATTTTTTAATTGTACTTTTTGGTACACCGGCAAGACGTGAAGCTATTTTGGCTATGGCGGAAGTATCAAATTTTAAATTTTGTTCGCCGACACTATCAGCATCTGTTGCAGATCCTACCGAGAGAATGAAAGGATAACCGCATACGATGATATCGTCGCAAGTAGGTTCCCTGAATTCCAAACAATGGATTTCTTGACCTTCACTCTCTATGGGTTTTGTAAGTTCTATTTTGACTAGCATTTTTAATTTCCTTTATTCCTTATGGGGAGGGCTTATTTTCAGCTTTACCCTCCCACTACTCCTGTGAGTAGGTATTAACTCATTTCCTCAATTTTTTTGCCTTCAAAGCGAACGGAGACCTCTCCGTTTGAAGCATCATGTGAGGGTTCTCCGGCCAGGAACATTTCATAACCGACATAGGTCTTACCGTTTACGAGTTCAAGGGTTATTGTGGCAGAAGTGATTGCTTCTAAATCGGCAATACTAAGATTTCCGTTATCTATAAGACTGCCTTCCATATACGGTATACGTGCCGCATCGGTATATCCGGCTACACCGCTTAAACCAACGACGCCAGTCTTTATGGTTGCAGTCGGCGATACAGACCAGCTTCCGGCAAGAGTTTTTTGGTCCCCATCAATTTTTAAATACGCTGTTCCACCTATAGCTTTCATTTTCTTTCCCCTTACAAACGGAATTGGTTAACAAGTGCAAATATATTAAGCTGATTGACATAATCAGGCGTGAACAGAATATCCGCCCTGTTTTTATCATTAGCGTTAATTTCTACAATCAAATTTTTCTTAAAGGCTTCAATATCTTCTACTATTCCTTCAAATGCTAAGGCATCATATGCCGTTATAAGCTCTGCTTTCAGAACTTTCGGTGTTACTATAGCCTGTCCTTCGCCGAAACGTGTGCCGTCTTTTGCCAGTTTATGACGTCCGTATTTAGAGGTGATTATATTCCTTAAATAACGCAGAATATAAGCTGACTGATATAATGTTTCTACGCTTAAATATGAATTATCGACTTGACCGTATGTGTTTGTTTGATATGTAGTAATAACACGACTGATTTGTACCCTCCCTGAATTAACGGTGTATGTAGAGATACCGTTTTGTAACAAAGATTCTCTTTCTGTAAATATAAAACGGTCAGACACCTTTGGTGCAGAAATACTGTTCAGAGGTAGTGTCTGCAGAGGGCGTGCGGGATCGGCGGCAATGGATGTGGCTGCCGAACCGGTTAAGGCGGCGGCAACACACCATATCGGAGAGCTTGTACCCTTAATTCCCATAACGGACAGATGCTGATTATTATAACTTGCTCCGAATGTTTGACATTCGGCGACGCTTCCGCGTAATGCTGTCCATATATGTCCATATAACTGTTTGCTGTATGACCAGTTTCCGGTTGTATCGTTCATATACGAAGTCAAGGCATTTAGAACGGAGTTTGCTGTAAATCCGCTAACGACAAAGTCAAACTGTTCATCTCCGATATTGGCTATCGCATCTGAAATATCCGGAACACCGGTTCCGCTTGCCATAGCCGTAATGGCAAGAGTTATTCCGGCGGGGGTAGCTTCTCCATTGGCGTCACCTCCTAAGTTAAGGGCAATCTGTATATCATTACCGATAATACCTTTGTGTTTTGCCGTCAAGGTAACAGTCTCTGAAGAAGCCGAAGCAGAAACCGGTAATTCTGTATAAGCAGTAACAGCGGAAGCAATAGATGTTGCAATAGTGGAGGCAGTATCATCTTTGGCCACGTTGATTTGTATGAGGGCGTTATAAATATATAAATAAATCGTGCCTGCTGCAGTTGCCGTACCGGTAACAGTTATTTGTCCCGTCGCAGCGATCCCCGCCTCTGGATCAGCTATTGGTAGTATATAACATTCTACCGAAGAATTATTATTAAAATAGGCTTCAGCCATTTGTGCTAACTGTGAACCGGCACCGCATTTGTTTATCGCTCCAGCAACTGATGAAATATATATCGGTGTATTTGCATCGGCAGAGCCTGAACTCAGCATTTGTCCAATTAGCAAAGTGCGATATGTAGCAGTAAAACTTCCGGCTTTACTATTATCCATTTCGGCATAAAATAAAGGTGATCTTATCGTGTTAGGTATGTTGTTAAATGATACAGGCATTATTTACTCCATTTCTTTAGTGTTAATTTCGCCATCTTGGGTAGTAGTTATTTTTGTCTTTTTGTTGCCTTTGGGCGTGTTTGTGCCGGCTTTTTTCTGTTTTTTGGGCTGTTCTGCGATCTTTTTAAAGGTCTTTTCCGATCTGATGATATCTTTTTCCTGTAAGCGGCGGATCCAATATGTATTGCCTGGGACATCACGTCCATCTTCCGGTAAAAAATCACGATGTACGGGATCATAAACCTTTAGATACACTTCATTGACTTTTTTATTTGGATTTGGTTTTACCCACATTTTTTTATTCTCCTTTATTGTTAACATCTATCTGAAATTCTATTCTGCTGTCAGGACCGGGAGAAGGATTGGCGACTGGATCTATTACATCAACATCAATATGTACCTTTGATAAGTCGTTATCTTCCTTTATCGGATATTCTTCGAAATAGGTCAGAGTAAATGAAAGTACTTCTACCACGATAGGCATAGCTCCCTGATCGTACATACTGTAATTGACATTAAAGTTATCTGCTTTTGAAAACAGACCTATAAATTCGGTATTACTCATAAGAGTATTTTCAACAGCTTCAGCAATCTCATCCGCTTTAGTTACCCAGTTTTCACGTGGAGATACATAAATCTCAACATTAATTTCAAGAGAACAGTCAAAGGACATAACATTAAGACTGCGAGCCGTTGCATTTTGTCTTTGAGTTACAACGTTAATTGCAGGCAATACTTTACCTTCAAACGGAGTCATTTTGCTGTTATATATTTTATTGCCTACAAGGTTTGTTACACTTGCAGATGATTGAAGTGTTGCTACAATAGTTTCTCTGATTTCTTGCCTAGCCAACATAATCGCCCTCACAAAACAAAACTATTCGGCTTTCACTCCAACCGTCTTCCGGTTGTCTGGTTACGGTATATAGCTTGCCTTTAACAATAAACTTATCGTCTTGTTCCGGTCTTCTTATTCCCATGCTATCAAAATCAGCAAGTTTAACACTTAATACCGGCATAGGCGTCTCAACGGGGACTTCACCCGAAGTATCAACCACATCAACATTTTCATCAAGAATTGCGGTTAAAGTGTATTCTTCTTCGCTGTCTGTGGGTATAAAAATCACTTCGTCGCCGAAATAATCAAGGCAACAATCCATACAAAGGTTTATATCATCATTAAATTCAGCCATTTTTACACCAAAAACGGCGGGGCAGTGCTAAACCCCGCCAAGGAGGTTATGTTAAATCCGCAATAGTGATTAAATCCGGACGTTTATTTATCGGCAAAGGATTGGTTTGTGTTTCAATTTCAATACCTTTACCAAAGTCATCTTCATGCTGCTTCGCGTAGAAAGGTTGACCCATAGTATTAACCGTTTCTATATAATCCGCAGGGGCATACACTGTTTCAAAAGCATTACGAGTGCCGAGAGGCAAGAAGATAGCTTTACCATCAGGGATAAAACGTACGGTTGAACCTGCCGCATTAGTGGCGAACCCTTCATATTCTTTGAAATGTATACCTTGAAAAACAAAGTCATATCGTTGGTCGTCGCGGTAGGGCGAAGCTCCTTGATAGGCATGGTAGGCTTCTTTTATACTTGAGTGCTTTACCAGTGCTTCAAAGAAAGAACCTGAGCACAAGCAAAGCAACGAAGTCATTGTTTCACCCTGTAAGTGTTGTTCCGTATAACGCTTGACATTACGCAGAACTCCACCGATTTCAGTTGAACTTTGCGATACTTGGAAATGCTGAGTATGTTGACGGATATTAAAAGTTGTCAACAGGTTAACAACGGTATTGCCATCGCCATCCACTACTTGACCTTGCAAAGCTCCCATTCTCATATATTCCAGGGTGATTTCGTGGTTAGCTTTCATATTAGCTAAGCTTTCCGTAACTTTCTCTTGTACGGTCTCGGTTTCAGTTTCGGTGCCGAACTTACGAACACCTTGTACATCATCGGCCAGTATTTTATCATGGAGGCTGAAGTTTGGAATCATCAAACTAACCATTTCCCGTTTGCTTTTGGTATTTTCTAAAGCAGGTCCGCCTCTTTGAGTCTGACTTAAAATAACTAATTTTCCCTGTTTTTTTTCTACGGCGACGGATGTGGTAGTGATTCCTTTATCTTTAAATAAGCCCATTTGGTTAATTAAACCATACTGTGTCGGGATAAGGTTCATTGCCGTCGTCATAGATTGTGTGCTATAAGCATTACTGTTGAATACATCTAATATAGTGGGCATAATTAAACTCCTTCTCTGATTACAATGCCAAGAGATATCAAACCGTCATATACGACTTCTTTTTGTTCATCTGTTAACGTATTCTTGAAAACTAAGGCAGACTTTATTACTGTGGCAAAACGGGTTAAACCGATTGCTTTTACATCAGCAGAGGTCGCATCTACAGCGGTTAAAAGAATGGCTGCAGGCGTACCTACTATGGTAACTTCATTCTCTTGTCCTTCGTTTTCAACGGTTATATCAACGGCGGCGTATTTACCGGTATTAGTTTTTTCTAAGATGGTGCCAACAGCTAATTCTCCTTCGCCACTGGCAATCACGATATCATCACGTGAGTAGTTCGGTTCTTCAAAATGCACGATATCGTGAATTTTGGTTCCTTCTGTTAATCTGTTCATATTATTCTCCCTTTTTATATTTCTCTTTTACAAAATCTGCCAGAGAACGGGTGCTGGTTCTTGTATCTATGGCACGGGCATTATTTATGGCTTTGTATTTTTCTTGTCTATCCGCTAATATCTTTTGGCGAATTTCAGATATACTCATATCGGAATTTATAAATGCTCTGGCTTCTCTTGCCGATAAATCAGCGGCGGTGCATAAATCAATGATGAAGCTACTGCGGGATATAGATATTTTTTCAGCAAACCGTTTGGATTTGCGGTTTTCTTCATCATTTTCATTTTCGCCGTCATTATTTTCATCAACATCTTCTGTATCATCATTTTCATTACGGTTCGTTTTTTCAGTTTCTTCATTTTCATCCTTTTCAGAAATATCTGAAATATCGTCTTCACGTTTGGTTCTCTCCATAAAATTCTCCTTATAGGTATTATCGTGATTATAGGTAATGACACAGTCGCTTAAGGTCTGTTTTTCAACAGCTCTTACATTTGCGGCATAATCGGCAGGAATTGTCACGACACTCAATTCCAGCGGTGTCCATTTGACGGCTCTATAAATAATTTTGCCGTTTTCTTCATATTTGTAGTATTCTTGAACTTCATAGCCTACGGATATATTACATATAATTCTTTGAGCTACAAGATTCCAAATCCTGTCAATATCCGGATCATCTTTAGCAAAGCGAACAACGGCACGCCCTTCTTTTTTTGCTTCATCTATCCAAGCGTTTGCTACGACCCCCAAAATAGAATTTAATGACCATCCCTCGTGCATATTGAGTAAAGGAGCATATCCGGAAGCGAGCCTTTCCATATTGATCGCTGTTTTGCTTACTTCCAATTCTTCGGTAAAATATCCTATATCCGAACCAAACTGAGGACAGCGAATACCTGTTGTCCATACAACTTCAATAGTGCGATTATCCAAATCGATACTTTCAGGTATAATATCTAATTTTCGTTGCATACGTTCTATTTTTTTTGTTTCTTTTTTCATTAGGTTACTTTCGTTAATTCACTTATATATACAGTTTACAAAACGGCGAATCACAGATTCAAAAAATTTTTTAATTTTTATGTATTTTTTTATCTGTAAACGTTTTTGGGGCTCCTTGACCATTAGTTGGATCAGTGGCAAAGACTAATCCCAAATTTTCGGCACGTTCGGCATCAGCGGCTATTTGAGCGTCAACTTCTGCAGCGTCGTTTCCGTTTTCGGCAATAATCTGAGAGCGAGAGGCAAAACCACATAATACTTTCTCTTTTTGTGCGGCCACTTCTTGCTGGGGATTGACGTATGCCCATCCGGGGGCCTGATATCTGGCTTTAAAAAAATGATTAGGATTACGGTTGTATTCGTTTAAATCTACCTCTAAAGCACCGCTTATAACGGCGGTTTCTACAAATTTTTTCCATACTTTTTTTACCACCTGATGAATAAAACGCTGTTGTTCTTGTCTATGTTTGCGTTGAGTGATGTTTAATCCCATACGGCTTGATGAAAAATTTGTTTTACTCATATCGTTCGCAAATTCTTCGTAAGTTAATTGCAAGGATTGAGCGATTGCTCTCAGATTTTGCGTCATGAAAGGCTCATAAGAGCTTCCGCTTTCAACCGGCGGATTAAATTTTATATCTTCGCCGGGTGCAAGTGTCGTGATTGTACCGGTAGTAATGTTTGATACGGCTTCACCTTCATCGGCATATTCATCGTCAGCATCATTATTAAGGACACCTTCTGGGTTAGGAGAAGTTACAAAAGCTGCGAGCATTGCGGCGATTTTCTTTTTCGCTAATTCTGCCTCATCATATTCCAGCATTTCACGGGATTTAAGTAAAGAAGCGAAAGCTTCAGGTATTCCTCGCCTTTGCCCTGCCCATAGTTGTTTGTAATAATGGCATATTTCTTCGGCAGGAATTTCAATCGTACTGTATGTATCAAGCGATATTAAGGATTCATTGGGATTATTCTTATAAAAAGTGTAAGAAAGTCTATTGCCGCATTTATCAGTAGTAATACCCGCAATAGTTTCTGAACCGTCATTATTAAGATGGTTTTCATCCAGTTTACACTGTTCTGCCGGTATAATCATAAGTTTTAAGGGTATTGTTCCGCCGACGGTCGGAATAAAACGAATAAAAACTTCTCCCGCTTCCCACCTTTCACGAACGGCAAGAGACAATAGACTTGAAAAGCTATTAACTCCTTCAATATCACATTCGTCTTGCCAGTCAGCCCATAATTCTTTTAATCTGTCGCATATATTGCAATCATCATGTTTTGGCATAACATTGATACCGGGACCGACAATGTTACTTGCTATTGTTTCGTAAGCACCATTCATATAGGTAAAATGACGAGTTAAGTCTCTTGATTTTGCCCTTAATTCACTTAAAGAATAGACTATTGCAGTATTTGTACCCGTATTCGGAGCAATCCAGCTTCTCATTCTGCCTTTGGTTGTTGCAGCAAAGGTTGGTTCTGAGGTGCTTGTGAATATACGCTTAAATTTACCGAACAATTTTGTCATTATAAGCCTCTATGAGCTATGGTTTTGATAATGCGTGGCTTCTTAATGCCCAATTCCATATCAATGGCATCTATGGCTGTTTTTATATCCTCAAGACTGCGAAAAGTAGTCGTTTTCCCGTTATGGGATATAGATGAAACTCCGCTCGTATATGCATGTATCAGCTTTTGGCGGCGAATTTTTAACTCTTTTTTTTCGGATTCTGTTAATGCAGTTGCCATAATTTTCCTTTCATGGTAATAAATTTGCTTTAATTATAGTGGCATTAGATATAAAAAGTCAAAACAATACTTTTAAAATATAAAATATACTTTAATGGTTGACACTCAGTTTATCTTACAGGATAATAGTTTGGATATTAGAAAATCGTTATAAGATTCCTTATTAAAAATTACGAACAAAGGCAGAATGTCCGAGAATTTAAACCTCTCGGACGTTTTTGTTGGTATTTTGTTTGAAAACTATGATTTATCAGCATATTTGGCTTTGATTTTCCGAACAGCCAATAAAAACGAGACTAATAGGATTTGACAGTTCTGATTAGTCAACATATATAAAAGACTGAGGCGGTGTTTTGACCCCGTAGTCTGATAAAGATTTTTCTTGAGAAAAAGATGTTACTTTACCCAGTTTGTATGCATAGGCATAATCTTGTTTGGAAAAATAATTCATAAATTTTTCTTTGCTGATACCTGCATAGCGAGATGTTAATTCCCATAATTTTATAGGTGGATGTGATATAATACATTTTACTTCTACTTCTCCGACTACTTTCATTTTGGGTGAGGAAGTATAAATAATAATCTTACTTACTTTTTTGGAAGCACATCTACGTCTAAACTCAAATTTTTTCTCTCCGGATAAGATTTTAGCGGAGTATTCAGGTTTAATTGAAAGTAAAATTGTACACATATCAACCTCTTTTTGCATAGTCTACCACGGTTTTTGATAATTGTAAAATTTTATCATACTGATCGTTTGTAAGTTTAGTAAATGGACGTGGACCATCTGGAAAAGAAATAATAGAATTATCCCATAGTTCTTGTAATATAGGTCTTCTGACTAAAGGAGCTACTTGAATAAATCTTATAACAGATAGATTGTTTGAGTATTGGTTCCAAAACTTTGATAAATCTTCTATTGAGAAGACACTTCTGTTTTGGCAAAATCTTAAAAAATCATTTTTTGATGCAAAATCTTTTTTTATTTCATCAATCATTCCTAGTGTGGAAATGACAGATTTATATGCCTTTTTCTCTCCAGATGCAGCGATTCTATAGAAGAGAACTAAATCTCCTGATACCGCTTCTTGAGCACTGGTTGCCCAAGAAATATATACTTTTTGCAGAGCGTATTTGCAGGCATCTTTACCTAAAAAATCTACTTTATTTTCGGTATTTAGCTGAGAATCGGGTAGAAGGTGAGTATGCCAGCGAGCATATATTGGTATAATAAACTTATTGACGTCATAGCTTAAGTTAGGAAAATTTTTCTTGGGAGAGATTTGTGGATTAAAAGTGTTTAAACGCTTCACAAATACGGCTTCTTCTTTGCCTGTTGATTTATTTGTACCATATCTTTCAAAGCCCCATCTTTCAAATAATGATTGGAGAGCGGCTAATTCTTGACGATTTTCAAATAAAGTTACATATATTTCCTCAACTTGCCTTTTTAGGGCATTATCAAAGATGATTTTAATAAAACGTTCTCCTAACCGGAAACCGGTGGATTCTACTTTGAACGTTCCTATTTTCAATCTTCGCTTAGGTAAAAAAGTTGGAGAAATGTAAGGATAAGGTTCATTAGTTTCTTCTGTTTTTAAGTACAAAAATCCCAAAATATCATGTCCATCATCGTAACAAACATACGCGTCTTCATCACATTTTTTGGCAAACCAGTCCTCAAATCCAGGGTAATCTATTTTAAAAGTATCAAAGAAGGTATTTTCTATATTTAGGTCTCCGAATTTTGTCTTTGTTACGGATAATGCCTTATATTCTATTAGTTCTGGATGCCTTTCCGTGGCAGAAGTTATAAATCTGTTGATAGAATATACTTTGTCTCCAAGACCAATCATTTCTGCTTTTTGGCGAATTTTCTTATCTTCGGTGATAAATAAATCAACGTGTTTTAAAAAAACAGAATTTAATAAAGCTGTATCTACCTTATCATTTTCTGTTTTGTCAATATCGCTAAAAGTCTCCAGCACCTCTTCATGGATATTTTCCTTGGTTGTCAAAAGAGTATATGCGGATAACTTTATTTTGTAGTTTGCCTGTATGGTTTCATCCTTATATTTTTCTATCTCCTTAACCGAAAGAGGGTGTATAACTTTTTCAAAATTTAATTTATCGAGCCATTTGAATAAATGACCGATACTGTAATTGGTTGGTTTTGAATTCTCACGATGTATGATAATGTTTGTATCTAGCAATACCCTCATGGGTTATATCCTCCTACAAAACGAACATAATGTTGTTTATGTCTTTATCACTAAAAGTCATATGATAAATAGATAAAGGAATTTTATTTTTTTCCGAAAATAACTGAGCTTGACTACGTTCCATTTCCATAAGAGATTTTATGTTTGTCTCATTATATTGTTTTTGGTCTCTGCCTTTGAGATTTTGTAAAATAACGGCGGAATCTGCTTCTAAAAGTATGATTTGTTCAAAGTGCATTTGTTCTAAAGATTCAAAAGGTAAAGGATCAGGAACATTATTTTGTTTGAAGATACAGAAGTGTCCATCTAGAAATATGCGAGAATGCACACTTAGTTTTTCTTCTATTTTTTGAACAAGTATTCTTTGATTATTATTTTTATTTTCGACAAACTTATTACGACCATAATTTTCTTTGTTAGCTTCGGAGATCAACTTTCCAGCTGAAAAATTAGGAATGTTGGTGAGATCGGAGAGTTTTTCTATGATAGTACTCTTTCCAACACCATAGCATCCGGCTATAAAAATGACGCCCATTGGATACCTCTTAAAATGATATTGTACAATATACATCTTTGTAAGATATTTACTGTAAAAAGTAAACATAAAAAGGCGTTATGCTGTATTTTATGTAAATCTGCCAACAACACGACGGCGTTTTTTAGGTTTTAAAATATCAGGTTTAGGTATACTTTCAGCCGAAACATCCGGGTGTTCAGCCATAACATTACGTACTTTTTGTGAGTATTCTTGGCGGGCAAGCATTCTTTCCCAACGTTTTCGCATATTTAAACCTGCCAGCTTTAAGCCTTCAAGAGCAGCTAAGGAATATCCGAAGATATCTAAGGCTTCATTTCTTTTTCTGCCCGGACGCATAGTATAATAACGGATTTTTCTGCCCTTTATATATGATATTTTAGCTTCTTCAGCGGTTAGTTGCAGAAAGTGATTTTCATCATATTCCAAATTAAAATGGCAATATCCGGGAGCTTGAGGATCTTCAAGTTTTAGACGTGAGTATATGACATCTTTTATACTATCTGTACCTACCAAAAAGAAGTCTAAATTTGTTTTTTTCAATTTTCCTGGTGCTTTTCTGATGATTGGGCGACCTTCACCTGCCATACCTTTAACCGCCCAAACACGGCGGTTCCATCTTTCTTGGCAGAATTTTCCAACCATCTGTGTTAAATATCCACTATCTATACAGCAGGCAGATATAGACATTTCTCCGACCAACTCATGTTCTATCGGGGTTTGTAACAATTCATCAAGTTCTTCCCATATACGTTCGGCCCCGGGATCGCCAAGTATTATTTTTTTTCCCAAACCGTAACTTTGGTTATTAACTGTCCAACCTATACGCTCTATTTCCAAGCGATTATCTTGAACATCAACTCCGGCAGTTATAACTACTACTTCAGCGGGAGCTTTAGTATATGTTTCTCGACGAGATACCAGTTTATCTTCATCAACTCGTTCACCTTTGTCCTCCCAGACTTCGCCGAGAGAAGTATTGATAAAGGTTTTTAATTCTTCAGGATCGTCTTTAGCATCAAGAAAAGTCTGCACAATTTCTTCCAGTTTAACCCAAGGAGAGTATCCTTCCCATAAAGCGAAACCAGCATGTCCATTGAAATGTTTTGTCGCTCGCCACTCACCCAGTCCTATGGAATGCCATCTCTCAACATCGTTCCAACACGCCCCGCAATGTTCGCACACATATACAGCCGTTTTAGCTATACCATTGTTGGTTTCATCTTTATTCCATTTTACCTGCGACCATTTAAGGCGTTGAAATTCACCGCAATGAGGGCAGGGTACATAGTAATATCGCATATCAGATTGTTTGAAAGCCGTATCAATTTTACTTAGTCCGGCAACTGTAGGAGTGGAACATCGGACAATTTTTCGGTTCCAAAATGTTGTCGTACGTTTAATAGCCAGCTTGGAAGGATCTCCTTCCTTGCCCGCAGATAAAGGATAACGGTCAACTTCATCGAGTAACACTATACGAATGGGGCGACTTGCTAAACCTGCCGCCGAATTGGCTCCAACCATAGTTATATGTCCGCCCGGGAAGGCACGATGATGTGCCGTGTTACCATTATCTTTACCTTCAAGTAAGCGTCCTTGCAGGCAAGGAGTATCACGCATCATCGGCATTAAGCGGTCGGTCATCCAACTGCGAGCGATTTCAACTGTTGGCTGTAACATTAAGATGGGACAAGGATCTTTATCTACGTAATAACCGACGGCATTATTTAACATTTCTGTCTTACCGACTTGAGCCGAAGCGATAATGGTTATTTGTTCGGTGCTAATGTCCGAGATTGCATCCATAATACCACGTTGATACTCTGCTCTGGATGTACTCCATTGCCCCGGTTCGGCTGAACTCTCCGAAGATAGTACTCGGTTTTGGTCAGCCCATTCGGAAATTGTCAATCGTGGAGGTATTTCTAAGCCTTTGATAAAGCCTTCACAAAAGCTGCGAACACCCTCAAATATCAGCCATTCGTCCGAGTATTGTTCTGGTGCACCTATCACACTCATTCTTTATTAGCCTTTTCACTTTTTTAGCATCTTTTTCGGCGGAGACTTTTGCGGCTAATCTTGCCGGCATTCCCGATAATTGATCTCTAAGCAAACGCCCAAGATTATAACTTAATCGTCTTTGTTCGGTTTTGTTAATTAAAATTCCCTTTTTTTCCATATACATTATTTTTTTTAACTTACCTTCATATTCTCCTTTATCAAAATTAAGTAATTGCGGTAGCTCAGGAGCGGTATAATCTTTATCGTTAAAATCATCAGGTACGGTTATTTCTTTAGGTATTGATAATTTCGGATATTGCTGTTTGTATTTCTTTAATGACATTTTCCACCTCATCGGTTAGGATTTTGAAATTTTCTTTTTGATCTGTAACAACGGTTACTTTAGGAGCTATTCTGTGTGGAAGTGATTTTAATTTTTCTCGTAATATACGAGATACACCGAAAGCCGCTTTTTCTACACCTTGTTTATTAACGACAGTCCCCATTTTTTCTTCATATTCTATTTTGCGAAGCCTGGCGGCATAGTTTTCTTTAACTGCTCTGCTTTTTTGATAAGCTGTTGAAGTATGTTGAGTGTTTCCTCCATCGGTATCACTTTCTACTCTTAAAGCCATGCCGACAGATGGCATTGTTCTTCCGTCAGATCTTGGCATCGTTGTGGCCGGATTATTAGCAGGATCTGCTGTTGCTGTTATTTTTGCCAAAGAAGCCTCAAGTTCTACCATTTCACGACCGTTATCTTTGGATAGGACAATACGACCTTGTTTAATCAGTGATGATACATATTGATGCGAACGATTTATATGTCTTGCAAAATCGCTTTTAGTTATGACGGTCATACATTCGTCCTTTTACATTATCAAAATATTTACCGTCGCTTTCTCGGCGAGCCTTCCCTCCAAATAAGTCTTGCCATCGTTTAACTTCTACATCAACATATCGCGGATCAATTTCCATTAAACGGGTTTTACGATCTATATTTTCGCCTGCAATCATTGTTGAACCGGAACCACCGAATAAATCAAGAACGATTTCATTTCTAAGCGAACTGTTCAACATAGCCTTTTGAGCGAGTCCGATTGGTTTTTGAGTTGGGTGAACATATGTACTGGTATTATCCCTTTTAATTGACCATATTTCACGTCCTGATTTTAAGGCTTTTATTAGCTTGGTTAAATCTTCTTGGCTCCAGTTTTTAAAGTCATTTTCGTTATTTTCCCAGAAAGTTTTTTGTGTTCTGTCTCCGAACCATTTACAATTTTCTTCATTGTGACATCCATAAAAACAAGGCTCATAAGCATGGTGATAATCAGAATGTCCTAATACCATACCTTTATCCCATATAATGATTTGCTTTGATTTTAATCCCGCTCCATTTATGGCTGTTTCAAAATAAGTATGATTGTTACTTGCAAACCAAATGTAAAAAGACCGTTTTTTTCTTAAATAACGTTTTATGTTTTTAAAAGCTTCAAGCAAAAACAGAAATAGACTGTCTCCACGCAAATTGTCATTTTTAATTATTTGCCATTCACGTCCGTTTGGGTTGTTTGAGCCTTTATAGCTTACACCATAAGGTGGGTCTGTAAAAATCATATCAGCAAAACAACCATTCATTAGCCGGTCTACATCTTCAGGATTTGTGCTGTCGCCGCACATAACTCTATGCTTTCCGCAAAGCCAGATATCTCCTGGGCGTGATTTTACGATATCTGGCAGAGGAGGGGCATTATCCAATTTTTCAATGTTTACTTCTTTTGGTTCACTTTCCAGATCTGCCAGCTGCTCATTCAATTCGTCATCGGTCCAACCTGTCGCTTCTAAATCGGCACCAAGCTCCATAAGTCGATCCATTTGTGCTTGTAGGTTTTCAAAGTTCCATTCAGCCATTTCTGCGGATTTATTGTCAAAAATCTGATATTGAATTCTTTCTGCTTCCGTAAGATTATGTAAGACTATCACGGGAACTTTTCTTAACCCAAGATGTAATGCTGCCAATCTGCGACCATGTCCGGCAACTATCATTTTATTATCGTCAATCAAGATGGGATTAGTCCATCGTTTTTGCATAGCTTGTGCAATAAGCTCAATTTGTCTTTCCGAGTGATTTTTGGTGTTTAAAGGATCTGGAATTAAGTCCGATAAATCCATAAGTTCTAGCTTCATTGAATTTAACTTTTCAGCCATGTTCAGTTTTATTTCAGTGTTACTCATTTTCCGTTTTATTCCTTTATTCTTTGCTTTTATTTTTTTTGTATCTCAGAACTTTTCGCAACTCGTTTTTTTATCTAAATTACGACAAAAAGACCACGCCCCCGCTGTACCCGCGGTTTGAGGCCTTCAGGAAGAACCTATAATTTTTTATCAATGACAAAATCAAAAGCCATATCAAACTCCTTTTCCAAAAAGCCGGGTATCGTTATCATACCTTTGGCAATAAAATTTGTAACAGGTTTTATTTCTTGATATTCTTCTCTTACAAAGAGAGGTTTTATCTGGTATTTATTTCCATATAATTTACGTTTTTGCGGATTATTCAATTTGTTTGTTCTGTACCAAAGGTAATTAGCATTGCCCTGGCGGCCATAGAAAGTATTTCTTCCGGGCTTAGGCTTACTGTTTTGCAAAGAAATACCTTCTTTATGCAAGGTTGCTCTATCCGGAAGAGGTTTCCAAAGGTATTTTGTCTTATATGCTCGTCTGTTGGTTGGGGTAGTGTTTGTTTGTTCTGCGACTGCCCAGCTGTTGACGGCAACCGCGGCGAACATATTTTTAATACCGTCATCGACATTAGCAGGCTGACCGGCAAAGGCTGAAGAAGATATACTATCAGTATCAAGACCGAGTTTAGCCATCTTGAAGGATACTGCATAGCCTTTATTGCCTTTTCTGGTAATGAACTTAAATTTTTTACTTACTTCATTGGCAATAAAATCACCGTAGTCTTTAGCGGCACGGCTTAAGGTCATAGAAGTTGCGAGCGGAATATGCTTTTTAGCAATGGTATTCATATACGCTTCAATTTTATTTATGTTTATATAGACTGCTTCAGGCATTGATATATCCTTTCTTTTTAAGGATACAAGAAAGTGCATACAAGATTCAAAAAATTTTTTTAAAATATACTGTTTGTCTGATTGTACCAAAATTCTAACATTTTTGCTTTTTTTTGATTGTACGCGTTTATATATAATACGTTATGTATATTATATATATAATATTATAAGGAATAATACAAAAAAGCCCCTGAAATAGTAAACTTAGTATAAAAAAGTCAAGTAATTGAAAAATAAATAAAAAATAAAGACAGTTTGTTAACAAAAAATTAACTTTTTTGTCCAATAGACAAAAAATAAGCTATTTATTCCGTTTGTTCTATAAATTCTTATAAAAAGAATTGAATACGGAAATTCTATTTATTACCTTTAAGTTCTATAAATTCGCGGTTTTTTTCTTTTTTTACGAATTTTCGTATTTTATAAAAAAAAATCACTTGATTTGAAAAATATGGAAATGCTAACCTATCTTCAGGTGATTTTTTTTGATTGTGGAGATTAAAAATGAATGACAAAAATTTTAATGTGGCTACCAAGTTTAGACTTTTTAGGTGGATATGTGGCTTGACGCAAGAGGAATTTGCTTCAGCTCAAGGGGTTACTTTGCGTACGGTTCAAAATTGGGAGCATGGCCTGAATATAAATGAAAAAGCCTTGAAATACCTTTGCGGTTGTTATTCTTGTATGGATTATGAAGTAAAGGTGATAGCTAAAGCAGCGTCCGAGCAATGTGGACATATAAAGGTATATAGTGAGAATGAATATAAAAGAAAATCAACTCTTTATGAATATCCTTACAGTGTTTATCTTTCTGCCGTAAGATTGGCTTATCTTAAGTTGTTAAGAGAAGGTTACGATTGTACCTTTGTGGAAGTAAAAGACAATCCCGATGAAGAAAGGCGAAAGGAAGGCAAGATGGATACAATAACTTATACTGCAGCTAGGCAGAATATGGCGGAGCTGATGGACGAAGTAACCGTAAAAGGCAGGGCTAAAATAATCACTCACAACGGTAAGTCTTCGGTTGTTATGATGTCGCTGGATGATTATAACGCTTGGCTAAAACAGGTTAAGTAAATTAACATATCGGGCGGATATGTTAAAAAATAGGGGAAAATTTAACGTATTGCTAAGTTTAATTTTACTGGAATTTTTAAACTTAGCGAAAAGTAAGTACAGTTTTGTTTACTTATTTTGCGAGGGACATAAATGTCCTTAGCAAATGTTATGAAGATGTTACGAATTTGATTTGTAACTTTTTTTGCAACATTTTTTGATTTTTGTGTCATTTTCAAGCGTTCAGAATTTCCGGAAAGCTGATAATGAATTGATTTTGTTTGCTTATTATTATGTCATCGTTATTTGTTTGACTTAAACGGAAAAAGCAGATGAGAAAGTAAGAAAACCAGAAAGATAACAGAAAACAGATTGCGGATATTTTGTAGACAGGTAAACCAAACCCAGCCGAATATCATAAGCTCCTGTTGTAACAGAGGCATATAATAATATGCTTTAGTACAACAAGGAATTTGGTTCGGTATGGAATCCAAGCCTAAGGTGAAGTAGTAATCTTTATTTTGCTGTTTGTTCTGTAATCAGATTGCGTCGTCTGAGAGGTTAAGTAATTATCTTGGAAAATATCCAAAATTTCATCTCTGTATTTGCTGTCATATATAATCTTGTTATCTGCGGAAATCTCAACATTAAGCCCCAATTCGTTAATTACATTACGAACACTATCTATTGTGATGTTAGATATAACATCAAGATTGTTTGATATGTTTAATAGAGCCCTTTTTACTTTATTGTTGCTTTCCATATCGGCAACTAAGGCATCAATATTTTCAATCGGAATAATGTCATTTAAATTTGTTATAACCTCTCTTGCTTTCGAAAAATCAGTCGCATTTTCGTTGGTTATAGCTTGAAAAAAGAAAGTACTATCTATATAGGCTTTGTTGTCATATACAAAAAAATCAATACCGTTAGTTTCAAAGAGCAAAAATTTTGTTCTATCTTGTTCTACAAAAGTGGTGTCCTGAAAAAATAGAGGCTTGGTACCGTAAAAACGCTTGATGGTTTGATATTTTTTAAAAATTAAAAGATTGTTGCTTTCGTTTAATACGATTTTTACAACATAAAAAGATAAATCCTCCAGCCTGTCTCTGCTTATGTTAAAAGGATTATTATTAGAAATATTGCTGATGTATCCTTTTATTTTTGCCAGATTATCTATATTTTCATATACATATAACTCTTCTCTTTCTTTTTTATAGCCGTAGCGGTCGCTGTATTGGACAAGATTGCCTGTATACGAGTTGAGCTTTTCTTTGTAAAAGTCTAATAAATCCATCATTGTATTATTGTTTAGACTTATGGCTTTTATTTTGTTGTTAATAGATAAATAAATTGATAAAGAGCTTGCTGTGTTAAGATTATTGATTTGTAATGGCATTCTTATCCTCATTATAAATAAAAAGACTACGTTCTATGGTGTGTATTCTTACGCTGTTAGGTATATTGAACTCTTTTATTTTTGTCAGCAAAAAGGATGTTTTTTTCTTGCTTTCTTCTGTATATGTAATCTTGTAAATGCTATATCCGGCAAGGTTTAATATCGGGTTTACATAGAAAACGTCGCTTTTCAAATATATTCCGAACAAAACCGCATAATAAATACACAAAGCAACAAAGGTTTCAATGGAATTGATATTGTTCAATGAAACAAAAGGCAAAATATATGAAACCATATATTCCATCATTTGCGAATTAACATTGTTATTTATATGTAAGTTGTACAAAACCTTAGATTGTCGCTGTTTTGCCGAAGCAAAAAGACAAAACATACCTACATACGATAATAAAGATATAGCAAATAAAAACAGAGAAACGCTCGGATTGTTGGCAAACTGAAAAACTCCCCAAATCAAAAAAACAGGGGAATTTGCAGACAAGAAAAATAAAAGTTTACCCAAAGTATTCAACATCACACATATACCTCAATTAAAAGTATATGATACGACGAATGATGTGTAAAGTTTTATTATGGTGTTACGTAGCCGCCGTTTAAAGAAGTTACGGGTACAGCGGGGTGAAGATATGAAAAATATGTTGACTTTTGCCTTTCAAAAGGGTTATTCTGGAAGCCTAAAAACAGCTAATACGGCTTCCGCACCCCGTCAGCGTGTATTTTTTATATCCGTGTTTTACGGGCGGATGAGAGCTGAAAATAATCAATATCAGCCAAAGCATTTATTAGCTGCTTTTAGTGAGTCCGCCCACTGCTCAGTATCAGCGGGCATTCTAAGAAAGGTATACAAAATGAATGCTTTAGTAAAGATTTTAAACAATCAAGTTATAACTGATACAACAATGATTGCGGTGGTTTTCGGGAAAAAGCACTGTGATGTGATGCGTGCTGTTCAACAACTTGATTTGCCCGAGGATTTTGGAAAACGCAATTTTGCGTTATCCTCTTATCACGCTGGGACACGTGATTACCCGATGTATGAAATTACTCGTGATGGTTTCACTTTGCTGGCAATGGGTTTCATCGGCAAAAAAGCAATGGAGTGGAAGATAAAATATATTAACGCTTTTAACACAATGGAAAAGGCATTAAGGGAACAAAACCCTGCCCCTACCGTAGATACGAAAGCCGTTGTTGACGAGCTGGAAATCCGGAAAGCAAAAAATATGTTGACTTTTGCCTTTCAAAAGGGTTATTCTGGAAGCCTAAAAACTTGTATACACGGCTTCCGCACCCGTCAGTTTTGCGATTTTTTTGTATATCCTTACGGGCTGGATGAGAACCGAAAATATATTGAATATCGGTCAAAGCTTTTGTATACGGCTTTTAGTGAGTCCGCCCGCTGCTCAATTTCAACGGGCATTCTAAGAAAGGTATACAAAATGAATGCTTTAGTAAAGATTTTAAACAATCAAGTTATAACTGATACAACAATGATTGCGGTGGTTTTCGGGAAAAAGCACTGTGATGTGATGCGTGCTGTTCAACAACTTGATTTGCCCGAGGATTTTGGAAAACGCAATTTTGCGTTATCCTCTTATCACGCTGGGACACGTGATTACCCGATGTATGAAATTACTCGTGATGGTTTCACTTTGCTGGCAATGGGTTTCATCGGCAAAAAAGCAATGGAGTGGAAGATAAAATATATTAACGCTTTTAACACAATGGAAAAGGCATTAAGGGAACAAAACCCTGCCCCTACCGTAGATATGAAAGCCGTTGTTGACGAGCTGGAAATCCGGAAAGCAAAAAATATGTTGACAACCCTTAATCTGTTAAGTTATTCTGCAAGTACTGATTTGCATAGCGGATTTACCGCCCCGAAAGTTCTTGCGGATTTTTTTATACCCAAATTATGGGGGGACGAGAAGCCGAATACATTGAATAAGGCTCGAGGTCTATGCACTTCAGTTGAGTCCCCCGCTTGCTCAATCTCAAGCGGCTTTACTGAAAGCATAGATAAAATGAAAGAGCTTATATCATATACATTTAAATCAACTGAGATTAGAACAACTATAATTGATGATAAACCTTGGTTTGTTGCTGCAGATGTGGCAACAGCGTTGGAATATAGGGATGCCGGCAATGCTGTTCGTATCCTTGACGATGATGAAAAGGGTACTCATATTGTGAGTACCCCCTCTGGCAATCAAGATTTGACCATAATCAACGAGAGTGGTTTATATTCGTTAATTCTTCGCAGCCGCAAGCCTGAAGCCAAGGCATTTAAGAAGTTCGTAACGTCGGAAGTGTTGCCGGCAATCAGACGGCAGGGTTATTACGCTACACCCGGTGAAATCTGTAAAATGGTCAAGGCACAATGTGTGGCCGCTATTAAGGACGCCGTTACGGATATTTTAGAGTCGGCGGAACAAAGTGATGCTGCTAATGCCGGTGAAGTATCGGACGCTGATTTAATCCGGACATTATGGAATTGGAGCGTAACCCGCAACAAAGACAGAGTGGAAATGTTCAAAAGCCTTACCAGAGAGAAAAACGATTTAAGGGCGGAAAATGCCAAATTAATTTGGGAAAATGACAACTTAAAAAAACAGAGGGAAGAGTGGGGAGGTCAGCGGAAAGAGTTAATTTTGGAAAACGCGAAACTGCGTAGAGAATCGGTGTCGTGGTTAAAATCAAAACCGCAGCCAAAACCTGAGCCGGTAAAACAGACTGTACACTTTGTTAATATGTCCGGGTTGGCGAAGCAGGTGGCGGCGGAGCTGATGGCAAGTAAAAAAGCCACGGAGATTTTGTTGGCACCTCAACTTTCTCCTTTTCCGCAATGTATGTATGACTTCACCAAAGAGAGATTGAAATTTGATGAGGAAGCTGTTACTGCCTGTGCTGATGTTTATGATGCGTTTAAGGAATACTGTTTTGAACATAAACAATATATACCTTCGGCAAATAAATTCGGGCGGTTTCTTTATTCCTTAGGGGTTAGAAAGGCTACAACCCGCCGTGGGGATAAAGCCTATATGCTTACATTGAAACCATTGCCTGTAACTGAAGTTTATACTCCTGAACCGGAGGTATAGTTATGACAGACATTTTAAGGTTTAACGCACGAGATATAATCAATCTCGGGTGCGAAGTGAAAGGTATTAGCAGTATAACCCGCGGGAACTTTATTTATCTGTTTACAGAGGTTACCTCTGTATCCGGAAGCGGTATCTACCGAACCAAGCACGATAAATGTTACTTGGTATATGTACAGGAAAAAGCGGTGTTGTTCCGCCGCTTTAACCTGAATAACGGCAAACCTGAAGGTCAAATCTTTAAAAAGATTCGGGGGATATTTGAAATAAATGTTACGGCAAAGATGATTGCTTGGCAGTTTCTCGTCAGGGAGGTGTAGCTATGATTAAGCTGTTGTTTCAATGTTTACTTGGAATGATGTTTGTGTTCGCAATGTATATCCTGCTGATAATCGGCAGCGTTTGGGAAGATGAGGTGCGTTGCAATAACGGCTATCAACCCGCTTGCGAAATGCTTGGCAGGGATTAAAGAAAGGCGGGTTATTTATCCGCCTATTTTGCAAATAATTTAATACGAGCAAACTTATTAGCTGATAATTTGTTATTGACAATGCTAAAATAATAGTTTAGTATTAAACCATAAGTTAAGTAAAAGGTTAAAAATGAGCAGATTCAAAAACGAATTGACAGAGGATATAGCTAAAGGACATAAATTAAAGGGGATAAGTCCAGATATTGTTCGTAAGGCAATGATGAAAATTACAATGGTTATGGCTGCCTCTGATTTAAAAGATTTGCGAGTTCCACCCTCAAACCATTTGGAAAAGTTACAAGGCGACCGTAAAGGGCAGTATTCTGTCAGAGTAAATGATAAATACAGAATTTGTTTTGAGTGGAACGACAATAGGGCAAGTCAGATTGAATTTGTGGATTATCATTAAGGAGGTTAGAATGGACAACATTAAAATAAAGGTTGGGGAAATTTTGAAAGAGGAGTTTTTGGAGCCTTTGGGGGTTTCACAATATAAACTTGCCCGAGATATCGGTGTTTCGCAAACGTTGGTAAGTAAGATTGTAAGGGGTAAGACAGCATTAACCGCCGATATTGCCGTACGTTTATCGCGTTATTTCGGTACAACAGCGGAATTTTGGCTTAATATGCAAAATATCTGTGATATTCGTGCCGCTGAAGAAAAACTTGAAGCAAACAACATTTATATTACGGCTTTTGCTCCGGTAGCTTGCTAGATAACAGTAATATTTATAAGGAGTTGTAGAAAATGGATGAAGAGGAAGAATATGACGGTTATACCTTTTGGGGAGTATTTGTTTTTATTGTTCTGTGCGGGGTTTTAGCTTGGATGGATAGTGATATGCCACTGTGGTCGGCATTCCTTTGGTGGATGGGTATTACTGCCGTCGGTTGGCTGATGGGTTTTATTTTCAGTAAGATAATAGACCAAGCAAGGAAGTCTTCTGACGATGTTATTAAAAAAAATCGGCGGGATTATTAAAATTCCGCCTTTTTATGGCTACGCTGCAGATTGTGATTTAGCCTCCTTTTCGGCACGTTTTGCTGCTTTGTTGATAGAATGCTTCAGCTCTGCGTTTTCTTTTAATATATCTTCAAAAAGTTTTTTTTGAAATTCATAGAATCTTGCTCTGCTTGTAAGGTCACATAAACTGTTCCATAAGTACACCATAACTAACATTGCCATGGCAGATATATACATTATTTCATGCATTGTATTTCTCCATATTATCATTGATGTGTTTATTTATGCCGTTTGACAGTTCAGACCACTTTCGCGTTTTGTTTATCTTCATTTTGTGAACTATGGCATCAAAAAGTATGCCTTGAGTTTTATTTTCAAAAGTATCTTCAATTACGGTATTCATAATAATTTTTGCCATCGGATTATTAAATCGTTTGGCGGCCGCGGCGGACGCAATGAAGACATCTGCCAGCTCTACAAAGTTTTCCGCTTCGTTATATTCACAAATTTCTTCGTTTATTTTTAAAATTTGAGATTCAACGGTTGCTTTCGGAAAAGTTGCTATATGCCAGCAACAGATATTCCAAGCCATTTTTTCAAAATCTGATTTATCTATCATTTTCGCCTCTTAAAATGTCTTCCAAAAATTCTTTGGGCTTGTTGGCTCTCTCCCAAGTATCAGCTATGCCAAACAAACGAGGATAGGCAAATTTTAAACGTTTACGGTTATCGTTATCCGCCAGTTCCCAAGCCCTGCACAAAGCTGTCGCAAAAGAACCCGTACTGCTCAATTTATAATAAGCCCAAGTTTTCCGGTTGTTAGTCGGAGTTTCTTCCAAAAAGGAATTGTTACGTTCGTTTGATGCTTTTGTTTTATCTTCGTATAATTCCTCGCAGCCTAAGGTTACCAAAGCGAGCAATTTTTTTTCCGATATACCTGACTTTGCCAGATCATAGCAAATAGCTTTAAAAAGAAACATCAGCTGAGTATCATTTCCATCTACACGTATGGTCAGGGTTTTGGTTTCGTTATCTGTACCTGAAAAGATATACGAATTATTTGTGTTATTGTTATCCATTTCAATCTCCTTTAAAAAGTTTGTTTGATAAGTTCCGCTACTTCATTTGCCAAAGCGGCGGATATTTTCAGGATATCTTCTTTATCCCTAAAATTTTGATATTTTGCTTCAAAAACATTACCTGCTCGGAATAGCCCCATAACCGGTTCCGGTGGTTTATTTTTCGGCTTTTTTTCTGATACCGTGAAAATGATTTCGCCCAGCCGAATATAGCTTTTTTTTACAGGTGATTTATTTTTCTTGCGGCCGTCGGGTACAGATAATGCTTCTTTATGCGATAAGCCTTGTTTTCTTCGTCTGTAATAGGTTGCGACGGCAATACCGGCTTTTTTACACTCTTCGTTTATTGTTTTCATACTATACCTCCCATACTTTGTTAAAACCTGTCCACGTTTCACGCAGCTTTATTCCTACGTATGCTTTTTCTCCTTTTGTCGTTGTGCCTTTGCTGATATGTCTTTCATAAAGTCTGCGGCCGAGTTTGTTTTTACTGTAGGGTGTGTGCCCGGCATCTTGGCACCATCTTTTATAGTTTTCATACAAATCAGCACAAGAAATGGTTGCGGTAAGCATTCTTATGGTGTTTTCTTCCAAGTATGTGCCGAGAACATCCATTTCTGTACGGTATTCTTGAGTTGCTTCCCTGATTATATCCGGAGGATTTAGACCTTGCCTTTGCCATTCAAGGCAGCCTTTTATAGCCCAATTCAATATACCGGGTAATTCATTTTTTAATTTAGCAATCAACATCTTATCTTTAAAAGGTCCTTCTGCAGGTGCGTCAGGATCGCTTTTATCGTAGAATTGAATGTTGAAGGGTATAAGCACCAAACGCCGCCATATACCGTCATCGGTACCCCTGATTTCAGGTTTGTGATTGGTTGCCAGCCATAATTTGAATTGCGGCGAAAATTGAAACGGGTTTTGGTGCAGATTTCTTGCGGTCATAGTGGTATCGCTTGTTGCTTCTTTGATTAAACTTTCATCAAGGGCTCTGTCCGCTTTTGTTTCTGACGCGGTAACGAAACGAGCCGATCGCAGCATTGCTATAAAAGGATTGGCATCAGTAATTCTTCCGCTTTCCATAAATGCATCGGCTTTGGTTTTTATGTGGTAGTCGCCTATCAACGATTGGATTGTCTCCAGAAAGGTTGATTTGCCGTTAGCCCCTTTGCCATATAAAACAAACATACATTGTTCTCTGATATCTCCGCTTAGCGAGTAACCTATCGCACGCTGGACGAAATTAATCATATCTTCATTTACAAGTATTTCTTTTAAAAATTTTTGCCATGCCGGACACTTTGCTGATGTTTCAAAAATTACGGGACTTTGTTTGGTGCAATAGAATTCGCTGCTATGTTTCATCAGTTTGCCGGTAGTCAGGTCAATAACTCCGTTTGCACAGTTAAAATACATTCTTTCTTTGTCCAGCTTATCTGCATCTACACATAGATCCGGTTGTGCTAAGCGTAAGGCGTAATTTATACGGCTTCCCTCTTGGCTTTTTTTGCACCAGTTTTTAATTCCTGATTTTTGGTGTTCTTCTACATATTCGGTTTCTTGAATTATATCTAAGGCTGTCCTTTTGGCCATGTTGATGACTCTAAGATCCGAATGTTTGTTATCCCAAAGACCATTATGATAGATTATCCAGCCCATTCCGGGGACGAACTTAACGATTTTACCCCAACGCTTAACTATACGTTGTGAGTTACCCACATCTGTTCTTGGTAAATAAGCTAATTCGGAAAATATGTTATATTCAGGTATATCCGGATAGTCCGGTATTGGTTCATAATGTTCTGCGGGTGGTTCTGGATTTGAGTTTCTGGCGTCTTGGACTGCTTGTGCCTCATTGATCATTTTAACGACTGCGTCAGGACCTAATTCTTGGAGCAGTTGATTGCTGTCTTTAATTGACATCGGTGGTCTTGCACACAGAAGACGAGAAAAACCACGGTCCAAGAATTTTGACAATATCTTATTCATTGTTTTGTCTGCGTCACTGTCCGGTTCATCATTATCACGAACGATAATTAAAGCCCGACCCTTAGGTTCATCTATTTTATCAATAAAATTAAGTCCCATCGAACACCACACTTCCATTCCTGTGGTTTGGGCTAAGGTTAGAGCATCTTCCGGTCCCTCGGTTAAAAGGATCGGTCCCTGTGGGTCTCCTTTTATCTTAATCGGATTGCCGGCGGGGAAGCCGTTAGTTCTTTTTTTGACGTGAAGGTTTGCTTTTTGCCCTTTGTCGTTAATATATATGCTTTGTACCGCTTTTATTTCACCGGTATCATTTTTAGCTATACAAACTAAGGCACCGCCACCCCCGTTCTTATTAGGTCTAAATTTAAAGAGATTTAAGGGGGCTCCTTTTATTCCCCTGCTTTTAAGGTATAGTACAGCCGGCGTTCCCGGTAAATTAACCAGTTCTGACACTATTTTATTAAGTTTATTTTGCTTTTCGGCGTCTGTTTTTTCGTGTTCTTGGCAAGTTCCATTGAAAGTATCACCGGGGGCGGTATTTTTTTTGCCAATGCCAAGTCTATCAGCTATTTTTTTTGCGGCTTCAATTCTGTTAATTTTAAAGACCTTTGCACATATTCCTATGACATCGCCAACAGGTTCGTTAGTTGCGAAATCGTTGCCTTTGGCTGTTTTAATGTTGATAGATAGACTTTTACCGGGATTGCCATCCCAGTCACCAACTTGCCATTCATTACCGTTTTTTCTGCCGTTTGGTAACCATTCGCACAGTAAACTTTCAAGGTGATGTATGGCCGTAGCGTTAACGGTGTCTATATCAACGTGCATTATTTAGACCTCAATGCCTCAATTATTTGTTGCTCAGCTTCATCTGGATTTCTTACAACTATATATATTCCACCCATACGGCGAATCATTTCGGCGAACCGTTTTTGTTGAGGTGTTTGCCGATAGCGTCCATATTTTGTTTCTATATAAAGTAACTTGCCGTGCGGGGCGATGATACCCGCTATATCTCCTGAGCCTTTCAAACCGAAATTAACGGGATGAGCATTTTTGATTAGAATATCGCCTGTCTCTACGATTATCGCTCTGCCGAAATTGTCGGTAACATAAGAACCTTTTTTTAACTGTATGCGTTTACCGTTCCATGCTTGACCGGTATTATGACGCCATATTCTCAGCCATTCTTTTGTTCCCAGTTTCAACATAACTTTTTTAAGTATATCGGATTCATTCATATTGTTATTTCCGTGCTAATAATTCTTCAAATTCTGATTTAGCGATGCTGGATATACATCCTTCCATAGATATTCTTGCCAACACCTTACAACGAACACATCGGCAAAAATCTTTGGGGCTAAGGAATTTGCACTTATTTTCTTCACCTATAACTTTGATTGTGCCATCTAAAAGTTCTATACATCGGGCAAATCTCATTTTAGGGTCAATAGGTTGCCGTATTTCGTATATACCGGCGCCGGCATAAAAATCCATCGGGTATGTAACTACGTAATCGTCCTTCTGTAAATTCAGCGTATTTTCGTCTTTTTCTAACTTAATTATTTGCATATTTTCACTCCTTCGTTTTAAGCTTTTTAAGCAATATATTAAAAAAATCTTCTGCTTTAAGACTAATCTGTTTGTTTTCTTTTAGGTCTTTGTATTTTTTATAACCGACAACGAGTTGTTCATCATCTACGTCTATAAAAGTGCACAAAATTTGTAAGGCTTGTCGCCAATTATTTGTTATATTTTTTTCAAACATATTCTTAGCATTTTGTATGTCCTTTTCTGCTAAATCAGTTGATTGTTTGCCGCATAAAGCATCACACCAGGCTTGTCTTATCACAGCGGTCAAAAGATTTTCCTCTGGGGAATCGGCTGCATAGCTTTCTGAAGGTTTTATCTTTTTGTGATGTTTACTCATATACGTCAAATCGCCTTTTTTGTTCTTCTTCCGTTGTAAACGTACCGTGCCCAAGCAACAGGGTTCTTGTAGCCACGAGATTTACCTAAGGAGATAAGCTCTTCTATAGTTTGAGCCCGACCGCGTTCTATGCGTTCATTTCTTTTTTTGAATTCAACTAATTCTCCTTCTACCTCTTCAATTTCTGTTTTGGTTTTATTTGCCGGTGTATGGCAGAGTGGACACTCGCTTGCGGCTGATGGATAAACTGCATAACAATTTAAGCATTGCCGGCAACTGGAACCACCAGATTTATTGCTGCTTGCTTTTTTTAAATTACGACCACTAAGTGTCCACTCATGATTATCATCCGGCAGACCGTGTTCAATACAGTTGCCGACATGGTCAAGGATAATTGCTTCTGATTTTCCCGGATATGCTCTAAGTGCTCTGCCTACTTGTTGTAGATATAGCCCTAGAGATTTCGTTTTTCTTAATAATATTGCTGCACCAACAACAGGGATATCTGTTCCTTCGCTGACAATTTCACAACTGGTCAGGACATCAAGGCGACCGTTTGCAAGGTCATTTATTGCTCTGTTTCGTTGGTAGTCATCCATATTACCGTCAATACTTGTTGCCCGATAACCTGCCGCGTTAAAATTTTCTGCTACATATTTTGCGTATTCTACGGTCGGGCAGAATGCGATTGCAGGAATACCTTCACAGTATTTTCGGTAGTGAGATATAACGTTACCGATAATACGCGGTTTATTAAGCCTTTTTTCTTGTTCTTTACGGTCAAAATCACCGGCGATGGTTCTTATTCCGTCAAAGTCTGCTTGTATTGGTGGACAATATACTTTCGGTTTCGTTAAAAATCCTCTATCTATAAGGTCAGATATTGTCGGTCCGATTATTAGCTTATCAAATATACCACCGCAGTTCACACCTAATCCTTTGCCATCCAAACGTTCCGGAGTGGCAGATACACCTAAAATTTTGGCTTCAGGATAACTTTTAACTATTTTTAGCCAAGTGCCGGCAACGCCGTGGTGAGCTTCGTCTATTAAAATTAAATCAAATTTTGGAAGATCCTCCATACGACGAATAAGTGTTTGTACCGTTGCTATGTAGATATTGCTTTCATCTCTGAAATAACTTTTTTTTAATTCTTCAAGTTGGATTTTTATAGCATTTTGTACAACTTTTGCCGGTGCGATAAGGGAATGATTTATTCCGAATTTACCTAAAGCCTTTGCTGTTTGTACAACCAGTTCTTGACGGTGAACCAGTATAACGGTGTTTGTTCCTTTTTTAGCGGCATTAGCACATATTTCTGATAGTATTACGGTTTTCCCTGCTCCTGTAGGAGCTGTCAGAAAGGGGGATTTGTAACCTGATTTAAATGCTTCCCTGATGTCGTCTACTGCTTTTTGTTGATAATCATATAATTTTATCATATTACCCAGCCTTTACTAACCCTTGTTGTTGTGACGGACGGCATTGGGTTATTTTCTTTGTTTTTGAGCTGATCCGGCTCATTCCGCCCGCCACGTTTTATACGTTAATATCATTTTTTGACTTTGTGAAGTATTTTTTATACTTTTTTACAATTTTTTATACTTTTTAAGATGGATAAATTGATTTTTTAAAGGTTTTCTTCTTGTATTTGCTGAATAAATAGTGATTTTATACTTTTGGTAATTTTTCAACTTTTTCTAGGATTTTTTATACTTTAAAGACAAAATATAATGAGTTTTATGACTTTTATTTGCAAAAATATAAAAAATAAAGTACAATTAAAATATATTTAGGAGGTATTTATGACTAAAAGATTAGTAAATAAAAAAGAGGTTAGTCCGCTGGGAAAAAGGGTGGAACAGTTGATTTCTGCCGCGAATTTTAAACATATCAAGGATTTTGAGGCTGCCGCCGGAGTTCGTCACGATGCGATTCGCCGCCTTTGTGGAGGCTATGTTAAAAATTTACCTCCTGATGAGTTGCAGAAGGTAGCGAGTACTCTTAAAGTATCCATTGAAGAACTTTTTTCGGCTAATAAAAACAGCAGTAATACTATTCCACTTAATGTTGCTACGGGTGCCGGGGATCCATGCTGGTTCCAAGTTTCTTCTGATGAAATGTATCCTACTTTGAAACATGGCGAATTTGTTTTGGTTGACCTTAGTATCAATCAGATAAACGGAGCGGGAATATATCTTCTTGATAAGCCTTCCTGTGTCGTTTTTATGAGGATTTCACAAAATCATGTTACGGATAAAATCACGCTACAGGTAGATAATAAATTATATGATGCGGCTGAGGAAACGGATGTAAGTAAGGTGAAAATTCGCGGTAAGGTTTTGGGTAAATTCCAGCATTTATAATATTTATTTTATAGTATTTACTTTGCTGTTTTCGGGGTTTTCTGAAAACAGCATTTTTTTCTTGATTTTATTTTTTGTTGCCTTTAAAGTATTTTTTATACTTTAAAAGTGTTAAATATACTTTTTATTCTTAGGGTGGCTGAAAATGAGCATAATTATACGTTGTTCAAGTTTATCACATTATTCTGATTGTTCCCGACGGGCTGCGGCCAAAATGTTTTTTAAAGAAATACAGGAGTATGATTTTGATCTGAGCCCTGTTAATACTTCTGCCGGTGCAGCTGTCGGAACGGCAATGCATAAGGCGTTGGAAACAGCAATTGTTCTACGTTCCAGAGGGCTCTCTTATGTTGACGAAGCTACGATGGTTGCTGAATCCTCAATGGCGGAAACGATTGATGCCGGTATAATTTGGGATGATACTACGTTTGATAAAGCAACAGGCGTAATGCAAGCACTTAGACAGGCTTATTCTATATTGGACGCTATGCCTGATTTGCAAGAAATATCTATTGAAGGCGAATTTACGGCGGATCTTGGTGATGATTTTATTCTTTCCGGACACATTGATATTCGCGGTCGTGAGGGTGAGTTAAATACTATTCAGGATTTTAAATCAGGGGTGACAGAAAGAGTTAATATTCCTCAATATGGCGGATATTCTCTACTTGTGCGGACGGCGGGTTACAAAGTTGATTTGTTACGGGAAATATATGCAAAACGTGTTGGAAAAACCAAAGCTCAGCCGGCCCCGGTTATCAAAAATTATGAACCTGCCATGGCAGAGAACTTTGCTTGGGCGGTTATTAAAAAAATAAAGTCGGATATGCAGAATTTTCGCAAATCCGGCAGTCCTTGGGTTTGGCTTCCGAACCCTAATTCTATGATGTGTTCGCCGAAGTATTGTCCGGCGTATGGTACCAAATTTTGTAAATGCAGAAAAAAGGAGAGTTAAATGTCAAATGAACTTACACTTAAAGATGATAGTGCCGTTTCTACAGATATATTGTCTGATTTTACGGCGTTTGAGAATGCTCAACGTATAGGTAAGATGTTGATACAATCAAAAATTATTCCAGAGCGTTATCAAAACAATCTGCCGGATGTTATGGTCGCGATGGAGATTGCAGCCAGAATAAAGTTATCACCGATAATTGTGATGCAAAACTTGAATATAATTAAAGGGCGACCTTCATGGTCATCAAAATATATTATCGCCGCTTTGACAGCGAGTCGTGTTGTAAATCTTCATTATGAATTAGCTACTGAAGGAACTGTTGAAGCGGGTGGTTTCGGTAATCAAAAGAAGGTTATACCTAACCTTAAATGCCGTGCCATTGCGAATGATCGTCGTACGGGTGAGGAGCAAATCGGTCCTTGGGTGTCTATGTCTATGGCTGTTCGTGAGGGTTGGTACGGTAAAGACGGAAGTAAATGGCAAACAATGCCGGATGTTATGGTGCGTTATAGAGCCGCTACCTTTTTTGCCTCTGTGTATTATCCGGAATTGTCTATCGGTATTGATTTCGCCGATGAAATTCAAGAAACACCAAACATTCCGTTGCCGGACAAAGAAATAGTTGCTTGCAGCACTATTGCTGAACCTTTGAAGGAGGTTAAGTCGGAAACAAAACCAAAAAAGACAAAAAAACAAATTGATACAAAAAATTCCGTAAATAACGAACCTGAAGTCGTGGATGTAGTTGAACCTGAAGTCGTGGATGTAGTTGAACCTGAAGTCGTGGATGTAGTTGAACCT